CAGTTTATGCCCAAATCAACGTAACAACTAGAAGCCAGACCACCGAAGATGTATTGTGTTGGGGAGGTGTCGTCTCAAATAGGGGTTCACGCTAAAATAAAACATATGTCTACAGAACCGTGTAATCATAAACACCAGCTACACCAGTTGCTCCCTTTGTTGATGCGACCTGGTGGATATAAGTGTGGTGGGTTTTATGGCTGCGCATTAAATGAGAGAGCAGCAATCTGTAATAGACATTGTATTGCATTACCTGAGACCACTGATAAAATGAAAAGAATATTCAGAGCTATGTACAATACATTGATGCGTGATTTGCCACCCAAGCCAATTCGACCATATTCCCAACAGCATATTATTAATGCGGCCTTTGGATACAAACGTCAAATGATCCGCCGTGCATTTGAAGAATACAATGAACGTGGCTGGCAGGATAGTTATACTAAAATCAAAGCATTTATTAAGTTTGAAAAAGCTGCCGACAGGTACGATGACCCCTTAGAGTTTAAAACTCCTAGGCTTATACAGCATCGTGACCCGGCCTATTGCTATACACTGGCACAGTATTTGTCACCCGTGTCAGACCAAGTGTTCTCCAAACGTTGGGGAGGTAAAACGAGATTGCCCTGGTTCACTAAGGGGCTTGACACTTGGGGCGTTGGTGAACGCATAGCAGCCATGAGGCGCAAGGGTGATGTGTTCATTTTGTTGGACCATAGCAGGTATGATTCCACACTGCGTGCTGAACTTCGTCAAATGGTCGAATACAGGTATTACAAGCAATGGTTTAAAAATGACCAATGGTTGTCTTACATGCTCGATCAACAAATTAATAACAAAGGTACCACTAAATCTGGTATCAAATACGAAGTTCATGGCACTATGATGTCAGGCGAGTATAATACGTCTTTGGGCGATTCGTTGCTCAATTACGCTCTCATCCGTACATGGGTGGGCGACTCGGCTGACATTATTTGCAATGGGGATGATAGTGTTGTGTGTCTGCCACGTGATGTGTTCGATAGTCTCGACCCAACATTCTTTGAGGATGCGGGGTTCAAGACTAAAATGCAGGTGGTCTACGACATCCATGATGTTGACTACTGTCAGATGAAGCCTTGTCTGATTAGTGGCCGATGGAGGATGGTCCGAGATCCGACACGCTTTCTCTCGCGAGTTGCCTATACCTGCAAAACCCTGCAAGGGGCGGCGTGGGAGGACCTAGCTTGGTCCATAGGCGCAGGTGAGCTCAGCTGTAATGGTGGAGTTCCCGTCTTGCAGGAGGTTGCGTCATGCATTGTAAGAGACAATCCTAATGGAAAGTCCGACTGGTTGGATCGCTACATGCTCGAGAACAGGAGAAACGATAAGATCGACGTTTCTTGCCACGCTATCACTGACGAAGCACGTCTTTCGTTTTGGTTGTGTCTTGGCATCTCTGTTGATCAACAACTCGACATGGAGCGGTTCATACGGTCACAATGCTGGGCCAACTTGCTTTCTTAAATTCATCATCGTCTACCGTATTTAGCTTGGGGGTTATCAAGCTTATTGTGT